GTTCCAATACCGACTAGGACTGGATTAGATGTCATGTTATATAATAGGGTCAAGGACCCCTGTTTGACTGTACTAACGTACTATCATCTGAGGTTCGCCACACGCTGGTGGAGCAAGGCTGCTAAAAGCGAGCCTTGTTTCTTTCCAAACCTACCTGAACCGCCCACCCAAAAGGATGGTGCGACAGGTACACGGTGGTATAACGTTATATCACTTCGGCCATACTCCGCTCCATGGCGGCTGTCATAGTAGCTAGGGCTATTGGGTATATAAACCCTAACCGTAGCAGCTATTTCAGCTTTAGTGGAGATACAACCATCAAGTGCCTTCTTGAAACCACCCGTAAGGGTGTTATCAATATTGTCGATGATGGAGGAGGAGTCTACGAACCAGTCTAACACAAAACTGTAAGGAATTGCTTCCCACAGTGCAGATGCTGGACCAGCGGATAAGAAGCGCTTCAATAGATAATCAAGCTTGCGAAAGCCTGATGTTTCATAATGAGTCGAATCTTCCCCGCTGACAGTAGCTGTTTTCCTACAATGCGACTCATTTGAAAAGAGTTGCAATAAGGATGTGCTAGAATTATTATCGTACGGGCGGCTATAGTAGGGACCAAACACATCCAACGTGCTCCAGGACACAGTCCCAGAGCAAGAAGCATGTGCTGTTCTCTTCTTGGACCTCTTGTTGTGGCGTTCCAAATCAGACTTTAAAGTCTTCATTGAACGCGCCATTGACTTGAGATCAGCTAACAACGGAGCGACACCAAAACTATACGCTAGGTAACCATTGGAGATAGCTCCAGGGGTATTCTTAAGCATATAGCGAGTTTTCTGGCCAAAGAAGGCTTGCGCCTTCTTCATGTCAGGAGCAATTCTCCAGGTTCCCAATCTCTTCGTAAAAATACGACGAGGAGGGATCCAGAGCAGAGCTTGCCTAAACTTGTCGCCTAGACCACGAACCATATCAACAGTCTGACCAGATTCACGGATGTTGGTGAAGTTATCAACTTCATTGCCATCCATGAACCTATGCCTGGCTGCATTCAATAATTCGCTATCGGACTGAGGATACGTCATAGTAAAGTGCCGATCGTCAGGCAAAGCCTGAAAATTAGCACCAGCAGGAAGCGGTAACGTGCGCTGGAGCATATTCGGACCATCAAAGGTCCAATGTTGCCCTCTATCGCCAGTTACAACATTCCGTGGAGACTTAGTTTCTACAAATGCCACATCAGGATAAACCTGACGAACAACTGTATGAACTACCTCCTTCATCTGCGGTCCCTTAAGGGGATCGTCAACTATCGTTTCAGAAACGAATTCCGTAGGACGTCCACCACCCAAATTGTACAGGTTAGTATCTAACCCGGACCAATCGAATGGAGGAGGATCCAACGTTACTTCGTGATGAACATAGCCAGCACCAGTGCTGACATGAACGTTCTCAGACCGACTACGAGTTCTCATGTGATTTAACAGAGGAGGCACCCACCAGGG